ATGAAGGGGGACGGCAAAGGTTTCATTCTGTGGCGACAAGGCCCTGCGGGGCCTGTACGTGAGGGTCTCATTTACCGGGAGGGTACTGCCACCGAGCTGGTTAAACGCATGGGTGAGCCCGACATGGCCGCTATAAGGGCAACGCTGCGACCACTGTTCAGAACCGCCTTTGGTGAAATAGCTGAAGAAATGCTGGAGGAGCTGCTGAATAAAGCAAAGGAGGCCCCATGACCGACGATGAGTACAACAAGTATTGGCAGCCCGTAAGCGGCGCTATGTTTGAAAAAACCCAGAAAATGCTAGAGTATCTAGAGATAAAATATCAGTCTAATACTGATGGTTTTCTGGGTGACTTGGGATCTACTGAAGAATTCTGGCAATCTGTTGTCTTGACCGACAAACTCAAGGAAACACTCAAGATACTGGCTGGCCCCTACGGCCAAGCATTATGGAAAATGCTAGAAATACAGAATAGACTTGCCAAAGACAAAACAACCCCATAAACAAAGTGGGCCGCCGAGTGTTCATCCTCGAACGGCCCGATCCAAGTTCTTGTGGACGCAAGGAACCTGGAAGGTAGTGAGACGGTAGATAAAACACCCTCCTCACTATGTCAAATCGGTAAGCCCTTGCAGCCCGGCTAATACCGATAGAGCTCCACAAGCAAATCATCCGATGAAGGAGACGCGAGCGGGTCCGTTTGCCTGAAAAGCTAATGCTGTGAAGCACCAGCAAGGATAGGACTTACCAACCGGGATAGTTGAGGATTGACTGGCTATCCGCAACCATGGATACACAATAAGGGGCTTCCTAAGAAGTTAGTCTATACTCAGACTCCCCGACAGAGGTGGTTCTCTATAAAAAACATCATGGCTATACTCGCTATTCAATCGTCGTATACCGCATGGGCTTAGTCCAGGTCTCTGGTAATAGGCCCCGACGCTGCGGTAAGCGGCCTATTGTCTAATGCTAACTATGAGGATAAACTATGACTGAAAGACGCTACGGACGCTGGGCTGCTGAACCTGAAGGTAAACCAGAGATGGGGAACAGGTGTATCGTAGAAGTAAAACCACCTGGAGCCTGGAATTCAAAGCAATGTAGCAGGTTGAGAGGAAATGGCCCTGAGAAATTGTACTGCAAGCAACATGCTAAGAAGTTGGTAGAGATTGAACAAGAGGGGATCCTCCTTGAGGAAGTCAACATACCGCAAAGACCAGATTCAACTGATTGAGACTATGTGGGCTGAATATTGGCCTATTACGGCTATAGCTGAAAAGCTGGGGAAGTCTCCCACTGCCGTCAAAGAGAAGGTAAGATACATAGGCTTGCCTAACAGGGATAAGCACCTAATCAGGCTGTTGAACTACTACGGCAGGGATCTCTTGAAGTACGGAACTAACAGGAAGGAAATAAAACAGAAGCTTCAGTTTGAGCGAGAGCTTTTGAAAATCAAGAAAATCAAAGGAAGGCTGGATAGGCAGCATATAGCCTTGGAGTACCTCAAATATGAACTTGAGAAGGGCCGCGATAAGCATACCGCCATGAAACGGGCATATCGGCGGGATGCCACACCACATAAAATAGCTAAAGTGGTCAAGATGACTACTGAAGAAGTAACTGCCATTGTGAGGGACGATGCAAAATATTTTAGCCCGGCTGCCCGGCTTGAGCGCAAAAGAGCTAGAAATCATCATAGCGACAGCTACTCAATTGCTAGACGGTAAGGGTGGCCCCTCAAATGCCCCTGCAAGCCCTTTAGCGGGCCTTGTGTTTGATGCCATGGCAGGGGCGCTAGGTAGCCCGGCCACGCTTGGCATCATGCCCCTTGCCCTGCAAAAGCACCTTATAAAGCGGGTGCCAGAACTGACCCTCCTATTTGATACCTGCTTCCCTGGCTGGAATCGCAATAAAACTGTGCAAATCAATTTTTTACGTTACATGATGGCTCTGCTGCGTGATGATTTGATAGAGTTGAAATTCAAACCTTCACCACAAGCCATGATCCATAACATACACCGCCTAGGCGATGTGATTGACAATGCTTTTCCAAACTACAGACTATTTAAATTAGGTCCCTTACTTGTTAGGAAAATGCAGCGTGACAAAACACCAAAAAAGAATAGAGAGAATTGAGTTAGTTAGGCTTTACCTGCTGGACCACCTAGGGGCTACTGCTAAGGATGTTACCCGCGATCTAGGTTTCAAATACAGCACAGCCTGTGATTACGTAGAAGTCATACGCTTAGAGTGGCGTAGTAAACCAAAGGAAAAACAAGATGCATAACTTCTTTGTTCTGATATCCTGCATCGTCGTCAACTCGTCCTGCCCATTCAGCGGCATAGTCAAAATCCCGGTATTCGCTGAAAGCCAAGCAGAGTGCATGCAAAAGGCACAATCTGTGGCTGCACCGTATGCCAACCAAGTCCGTGTTTCTTGTAGGGGGAGAAAATGACACCCGAAGAGCGCATTGGGCAACTTGAGGATCGCACTGAGCATCTTGAAGATGCGCTTCACCGGATTTATGTATGGAGCCAATCCTACCCACTTGAGGTCTTCCCGGAGCCTGACCTGAAAAAAGCCAGAGCACTACTGGAGGCTGGCGGGATCTCCCTTGATTCCGTTAGCGCACACTGCATGCGGCATGTGATCATCGGAGTAGGCGAGATAGCTCGCCTCGCCCTGTATGACATTAAGTCTTAGTGCCCTACAAGAAAACTTCATTACACTCCTGACTTATGATGACAAGAATTGCATTACCATACGCAATCTTGTTCCTCCTGAGTTTTGGGGTGGGCCTTATGCTGAGATATCACGGCGCGTCTATGAGTACATAGACAGGTTCAAGAAGGCCCCTAAGGATCACATTGCTGATCTGATGGCTGACAAAATTGAAAGTAAGAAGAACCCCCGTGAGTCCAGCCTATACAAGGATATACTGCTAGGCATTCATGATCAGAAGGAGAACGCAAACTCTGACTACATCATGAGCCAGTTAGCCACTTACATTAAGCGGCAGTCATTTCGGTCTATTGCTATTGATCTCGGTAAGGCTCTCCAGCAGGATACAGACGAGAGTCTTGATGAAGCCGAGCGTTTACTTGGGCAAGCAAGATCTCAACAAGTCTCTGTCTTTGACGCCGGATTGCGACTAAGTAACAAGGACAGGGTCCTAGATTTTCTAGACCAGCAATCCTATTCCTTCCCCACCGGCATCCCCGAACTCGACAAACGCGGTTTTGGCCCAACGCGCAAAGAGTTGTGGCTCTATATCGCTGCGGCGAAACGCGGTAAGACATGGATGCTTATCCAACTAGCTAAAATGGCCGTTATACACCGGCTGAAAGTAGCGCATATCACGCTGGAAATGTCACAAGAACGGTGCGCACAACGCTACATGCAAGCATTTTTTGCGATGTCAAAACGCAAGGAAAAGCGCATCATAACGAAATTCGAACGCGACTCCTTAGGTCGCATGGTAGGTTTTGATGAAAAAGAGGTTATACCTAAGCTATCGATGGATGACCCGAAGATTCGATCTAAGCTGGAAAAACGTATCAATGATTTGGGCCAAAGGTATCTGCATAACATTTTTGTTAAACAGTTCCCTACTGGTACTCTCACAGTTAGACAACTTGAGTCCTATCTCGACGGCTTGGAGAGTAATGAACGGTTTATTCCTGATTTACTTATCGTGGATTATCCTGATCTCATGAAGCTGGATGCCTCAAACATGAGACTTGAAATTGATCAGGTATATAAGGAGCTCAGAGGCATTTTTGTTTCACGGAACCTAGCAGGGGCCATAGTAAGCCAAGGCAACCGCACTTCTGAAAAAGCCAAAAATGTGACTAGTGGAATGGTTGCTGAGGCCTGGAGCAAGATTGCTCATGCTGATTGCGTCATCACCTATAACCAGACCGAGGCTGAGCACAAAATGGGTTTAGCACGCCTCTACGTTTCTGGTGGCCGCAATGATGAAGATAAAATAAGCTTAGTCATTAGCCAGAACTACACTATGGGCACTTTCGTGGTTGACAGCATTCTGATGTCTAATGACTACTTCAAACAACTACCACAGGAGGAAGACAATGCTTGAGGAGCATTTTGGAAAAACAGTTATCATATCCTTGCTTCTGGGGTTGTTTCTTGGTTGGCTTGTGTCACCGAGCCCACCACTAGACAACAATAAGGTAACATATCATGAGGTTACGCCTTAAGAAACACACACGACCACAAGCCTATGTTAATTTAAGATCATGGTGGCTTCACGAATTACGACAATTACGTGCTAGAAATAAAATTGCAGGTATTAGTTCTGGAATTAGATCTATTGATAAGCAGAAAAAAGTACTTCAGCGTGAACTAGTCAAGATAAGAAGGGAATTACAATGAACGACCCAATGACAGCCCGCGAAAAGGCTGAAATGATCGTCAAAATGACCAAAGAGGCCAAACGTATTGAAAGGCGTACAGGGGCAGAGAGCTGTATTGTCATATGCATCTTTGGTCATGCAAATGAACAAGGAGGCACTACCCTGACCTTTCAGGACGCAGGCCGGTTCCCTATGCCACCACATGATTTCTATGCTGTTATGCAACGAGCCCATATAAAAGGCTTAATGGAGCAAGAAAAATCAAAGATAATCAAACCTCATTGAGGCTAAGATGTACGTATATCTATTGATGATCCATACAGCCTGTAATGGAGCGGGCATTATAGTCAATGAACCCAAGAACTGTGAAAGCAGGGTGGGTATTGACGTATATGAAACAATGGAAGATTGTGAAGACGTAATTACCAAAAACATGCTCCCAGACGGGGGCATCCCCTACAGCAACCTGTTTTGTAAACGGGTCTCCGATGGGGATTAACGGGGATCTACCGTATGCTCTTTCCGATCGTATGAAATGTTCATATGAGGAAGCAGCAGCACATCTCAGGTTCATCCTTGATCATGCCGATGACGCCAATTTCGCTATTAAGTTTGCCCAAGCTTATGAAGCTAAAAATGTCTCGGCTGCAATGTCCTTTTATTGGGATGTAATTCAGTTCCTTAAAGATACTCAGACTTGATCAATCCACGTATAGTGAAGGCGTTCCTTAAACGGCCCATGGATAGCCATGAATGGCTTAAAAAGCTTTCACGCCAAGAACTGCTAGAGGAACTTGATAATGAGATCAAAAATATTCCTGGTTTCAAAAATCTTTGGGTACACCAGCTTGTTTGTTATTTACTGCTGTCTACTTATGAGCGGTTCATGTTACATCTTGACATGGGAGGGGGTAAAACCAGCATCAGCCTGTTCTTTATTTATGCTAGGAAACTCGCCGGTGGATTCCCTAAAGCTATTGTTTTTGTACCTTATATATCTTCTGTAGACACATGGATTGAAGAGTGTAAACTTCGTACTCCTGATCTTAATCTAGTTCCACTAATAGGCACTACCACTGAAAACCTGCGTAGGCTTGAAGAAAAGGACGGTGATGTTTTTGTAATTTGTTACGCGTCTGCCGTAGCCATGTTGTCCAAGCAAAACCCTAAGAAAAAGGGCTGGACAATCAATCCAAAGGATACCAGACGTGTCTTTGAAGGATTTGATACCTTCATCGCTGACGAAATACATAAATGTAGTAATCTCAATACTCTCACTTATAGGCTATGCCGTGCTGTTAGCCTACAGTGTAAATACGGTATCGGTCTATCTGGCACACCTTTTGGGAAAAATCCTGAAGATCTCTGGTCACAGTTCTATCTTATAGACTTTGGAAAAACCTTAGGTGAAACTAAGGGGCTGTTCCAGGAAGCTTTTTTCACTAAACAACAAAACTACTTTACCAAATTTGACGAATACAAGTTTGACAAAACCAAGATGCCCATCCTTAAAAAGATGGTCAAACACAATTCAATTCACTATGATGCGGCTGAAATGCACGATTTGCCCGCCAAGCGGTACATCAAGCATAAACTCCCACTTCCCACTGCAATCAAAGACTACATCAGCATAGCTGCCGCCAAATTAATGGCATCTATTAAAGACCAAGAACGGGAGAGGGTGCAGGCATCCTATATGCAGCTACGTCAGCTTGCATCTGGGTTCATGACTGTAGACGGCCAAAATAATACCAAGATAAAGGTTTCATTTGATAACAATCCTAAACTGGATTACCTTGAGGAAAAAATTGATGCCATGGGGCCAACTAGCAAAATGGTTGTTTTTCACCATTTTGTGCACACTAACTTCCTTATTAGTGATCGCCTTAGTAGGCTTAAAATTAAACATTCTAGAGTGTGGTCCGGACAAAAAGATACATTGGGAGAACTACGAAAATTCAGAAATGATCCAAATTGTAGAATACTCGTACTCAACGACATGTCAGGTTCCAGTTCACTAAATTTGCAGCATGCTAACTACATGTTCTTTTTTGAACAACCTGACAGCCCTATCAACCGCCAACAAGGCGAAAAACGTATCTGGAGAGCTGGTCAAACCAAACCAGTGTGGATCATAGACCCCTTCATGGAAGGTACTGTTGATGAACGTATCTTCTATTCAAACAAACAAGGCAAGCAATTGCTTGATCAGCTCCTCAAAGGAGACGTTAAATTATGAGTAATGGTGGACTTAGCGATTTTCTTGCTCAAGTAGGAACTGAAGTGCCAACACGTGTCGGAAAGCCAGCTGGAAACATGCCAACTACTATAGCTGAGACCAATGGAGATTGGGCTAAAACACTGGCCCAAGCCGCTTGCTGGGCTCAGACAGGCAATTCCTACTTCCCTGTAAGCAACGTAACCAAATCAGTACCTCCAGGTGCTTACAAGTGCATGGTGAGTGATCAAGGCCCCTACCTTGAAAAGATGGTTATCAACATCGATCATTTGTTATCGCTGCCAGATAGCGCCACAGAGATCCTGCTTGCGGAATTTTCTCAATTTTGGAAATTGAGAGAGCAGTTCGATAACCGTGGTTTTACCTTCAAGCGTGGCATGCTCATGTGGGGGCCTCCAGGCTCCGGTAAAACCAGTGCTATCTGGCAAATGACCCAACGCCTTATTCAGGATTTGAAGGGTGCAGTGCTATTTGTGGATAATCCACAGACTGTTATTTGGTGTATTAATATTCTAAGGCGCATTGAGCCAAAGCGTCCCATTATCACGGTAATGGAGGATATTGACGCTATTATCAGTCAACACGGTGAGCACACTCTACTGGCTCTGCTAGATGGTGAGTTCCAAACCGATAATGTGGTGCATATAGCTACCACGAACTACCCCCAATACCTGGATAGGCGCTTTGTTGACAGGCCATCCAGGTTTGACACGATCATGGAAATTGGCATGCCTTCAGAAGCAGCTAGAAGGGTCTACTTCAAAAACAAAGAAGTTGATTTGTCAGATGACGAACTTGAGCGCTGGGTTGAATTGACCGAGGGCTACAGCATCGCACATTTGAGGGAAGTCATTATTGCCATCAAATGCTTTGGTCAAACTGAGAAGGATGTATTTGAGCGCCTTGACGCAATGCGCGATGCCATCAAAGTAAACGAATACGGAGAGTCACGTGGGAAGGTTGGGTTCGCAGTTCAAGCCTACCCTATTAAAAAGCATAGGTAACACATGGACTGGGTAAGGTTCTTAGATGAAAACAATATCCCGTATGTCACTCGTGGCCCGAATACGAAGCGTGGAGAAGTTTCTATCAAATGCCCCATGTGCGGAGACGACGATCCCTCAGAGCATCTCGGTATCAATCTGCAAACTAAGG